TGAGCATTGGTGGCACTACTACGAGGCGACCCGGAGTTCGGCGCAAGACCCCCCTCGCCTGTCAAGAGGGCCTGCGTCTGCATGGCCTGCATCTGCTCCATCTCCCAGAGCGCCTTCTGCTGGTTGGCGTAGAAGTCGATCCGGGCCTGGGCGTCCGGCGGCAGCATCTTGTAGTGGTCGCTCTTCTGGAAGTCGCGGCTGACTTGCAGGTGGATGTAGTGATCGTCGAACTCCTCGGGCATCACGAGCTCGCCTCCGATCGCTCGGTCGATCGCGATTTCGGCGTTCCTCTCGTCGGCCTCGGTCTGATCGAGCCACTTGCGAGGGTCCGCGAGCTCGAGCATCTCGAAGAAGCGCGCGCGCTCCCGCGCATCGGCCATGTCGATCGCGCCGTATTGGACGAGATCGAGGACGAACTGCTGACGCGCCGCCCGGGAGTAGGGGATCGAGGAGCCGCTCTCGACGCGCACGTCGGTCGCGTCCTTCAAGTCCGCCCCGCGGAACCAGAGCGCCTCTATCATGCGCCCCTTCCCGACGACCTTCACCATCCGCTCCTCGGGGTAGTGCTTGCTCGAAAGAACGAGCATCCGCTTCCCCAGGCGCTCGACCGCGCGCTCGAGCCTCCGGGAGATCGGCGCGAAGAAGCCCTGGTCCTGCTCCTGCAGAAGCGCGAGGGCGACACCCGAACGAACGTTCTGCGGCGCCCTCGCCGTCGTGACCTCGTGGATCGAGACCGTCTCCCTCATTCCCTGGATGGTGCGATCCTCCGTCTCTCCAAAACCGACCGGCAGCGGCATCGGCGTCATGGGCTCCGGCCTCATCCCGCCTGTCGGACTGAACTCGATCTTCTCGCCGGGGACGTCGTTGTAGGCGTTCTTGTGGACCTCGGCCCCCCGCGGCAGGAGCAACTTCGGCTTGAGACAGAGGTTCACGTGCTCGACTTGCTGGGAGCGAAGGCGGTTCAACCTCCGCTGCTGCGAGAGGATGGATTCGGCGAGCCCGATTCCCCAGAAGTTTCCCGGTCTCGGCAAGTAGCTGACGTAGATGAGCTCGGAGTAGTCGCACTCGCCCTTCGAGAGAATCTTGTCCCCGGCGACGAGGGCGTGAAGGCCCTCCGGGTAATCCTCGCTCTCGGGCTCGTGGTACTCCCGGAGGATGAGGGTATCGTCGCTTTCGAGAGGCGAGACCTGCGGAGGACCCGAGGCGGGTGTGCGCCGGGGCGCGATCGAGGCCGCGGCGAGGCCGAGGATGCGGGCCTCCCAATCCTCCGCATCCTGGCGCGTCACCACCTTCTCGGGGGCGATCTCCTCCACCACGGCGCCGTAGCGGCCGCGCAAGTAGGCCCGAGAGCGCCGGTAGGTTTGGACCCACCAGGGGCAGTAGGAGCGGTCGATCACGCCCGCCGGGGCCGTCGCGTAGGACGGCACGTAAATCTCGAACGGCGAGACCGGATCGACCCGGATCGCGCCCGGGCGGTACTCGATGTAGGAACCGGCGGCCGCCAAGCGCGCCTTCTCCGACGCCGAGATCGTCGCGGGAAGAGGCTCTCCGCTGCTGGGATCTATGTAGATCCTCGATTTCTCCCCCGAAACGGGATCGAACGTCACCTTGAAGAAGGCCGTCCCGCAGATCACCGCCCACCGAACGACCTCTTCGATCTTCGCGGGGATGTCGAGCTCCTGCCAGACGGCGGTGAGCACCTTGTCCGCCACCCGCGCGGCCGCTCGGTCCTCGATGTCGGAGGTCGCGGGCGCGACGTAGGCCCGCGGCTGGTGCTCGATCAGGCTGCTGACCGCCCTCTGCACGAAAGGCTGGACCAGGTTCACGATCTCGAACTGGATGTGGTCCGGGATCGACTGGAGGCGCCTTCCCCCCAGGTCCCAATAGAGATACTGGTAGCCCATATAGAAGGCGAGGCTGATGTAGTTCTTCCGATCGACCCGCTCCTTAACGGAGACGATCGCCCGCAGGTCCGCGCGGCTGTTCACCCGGGCGATGATCTTCGCGTCCTGCTCGCCCTGACCGAGCCAGGACTGATTCGCGGTGCGGACGTCCATCAGGGCACCGCTTCGACCACGGGCATCATCTCGGGTCGGCCGAGGTAATAACCGGCGGCCACGAGCGCCGTCTGCAGCAGGGCGTCGAAATCGGGCGGATCCGTCTCCGGCAGCTCTTCACGCGCCTGGCAGATGCAGAACCACAGGAGAAGATCCGCGCAGGTCGCGACGAAGTCCTCGATGGCACAATCGACGAAGCGGTCCTTGACTCCCAGGGCCTGCGCGTGCTGCAGGAGCCGGCGGTACAGCTCGGTCTGCCCGAGTTCGTTCGAGGCCTTGAGGCCGCCCCGCACGATGGCGACGGCGGTCTTCACCCGCGGATCGTCGAGATCGATGCCGGAAACGATCATGGAGTGAGATCGCCGCGCGCGGTGGCGGCGTCGGTGTCGCTGTGGACGTAGCGGCTCCCGACGGGCGCCCCCATCCTCGCGGCCGCCACCGCGTTCTCGAAGCGGCGCAGTTCCACCAGCTCGTCGGGCGAGTCCGCGCAGAGCCGATCCGCCATCCGGGAGAGCTCGCGGCTCGTGTTCCGAAGCGCGAGGTAGGCGACGAGCGAGCCCGCGCAGGCCGCGAGCCCGAGGAATCCGACCGCGACCGCCGTCACAAGCTCCATGCCTCGACCTCCACGGGGTTCTGGGACCGGCGCCACTCGCCCTGCACCTCCGCGGTGCGTTCCCGGATCTTCTCCCAGAGCTCCATCCGTCGCAAGAGATCGGGGTTCGTGTCGGCCTCGACCGGCCGCAGCGGCAGCTCACCCCACCGCTCCTTCCGGGCCATCAGGGCGATCCCGAGAGCGAACGCCTGGTCGTCGTGGAAGCCGCTCGGCGCCTCTGCGCGTCCCTTCTCGTCGAGACGCATCTGCATACACTCCAGCACAGTCGACCTGTCTCGCCAGCGGATGAGCTTCCGAGACGTCACCCGACGGATCTCGTTGATAAGGAGGGGCCGCGAGGCCGAGGTCGTGAGCCAGCCGTACTCGTTTTTCGGTTTCCTCTCGATCTCGTCGTAGTCGACCCGGGTGTAGAGCCGGTAGTAGTGGGCCCGGCGAAGCTCGAGGATCACCGAGAGCCCGTAGGTGTTCGACTCGACGGCGATCTCGGCCGTCTTGTAGAGGTGGCCCAGGAGCCGGAGGTGGCGCGCGAAGACATGGGGCTCGACCTTCGACTGGTAGACGCACACCTGCTCGAGCGTCCAACAATCGAGGACCTGCGCCGCCTGGAAGTCGCCTCCCTCCTTCCCCTGCGCGACGTCGGCCCCGATGACGTAGGGCCGGCTCTCGAGCGGCTCCCTATAGAGCCTTGTTTGAAGCGCGGACGCGGAGCCTTTCACGTTCGATCGCGAAATCAACGACGCTCCCCGCCATGCCCTCGGCGCCGCGCCCGCCGTCCCACCGATCGAGGAACATGCCGGCGTACTTCGGCCCCTCGCGACCGCCCTCCATGGCGCCCGCGAAAACGCGTTCCCAGACGAGGTGAACCTTCGCCCGCATCGCCGGCTCGAGTTTCTTCCGCAGCCACCCCTCGAAGCGGGGATCCTGCGACCATTGCTCGACGAGGACGAAGAGGTCGACCTCCTTGAGCTTGAGGATCTCGCGACGCAGAAGGCGCGTGATCCGCTCCTGCCGAGGGGAAGCGACGAAGGTCTTCTCCGCGTTCGCGCTTTTCGCGTAGAAGTCGATCGCGCCCGGTTCGATTTCGACGCCTCGACCGGCGAGGGCGAGCCGCTTCCTCGCAGCCTCGATCGCCTCGCTCTCCGCCTCGATCGCCGGCGGCGCCAACGGAGGACCGCCCCCTGGAGTCCCTTTCATGCGCTCGGAGACGGCGAGCTTGTGCGCCTCGTCCATGAGAGTCAGGCGGGCGTCGCCTCGGGAAAGGCCGTCGAGGGCTCGTTTCCGGTCGAGCCCTTCCCCTTGCGCCCGGGCGAGATCCCGACCCGCGGGGTCTCGGCGTGCGTCCCCTCGACGGACTCGTTGCACCCGCTCGCGGGATCGAGGTCGAGCTTCGGGCTCTTGCTCATCCCCTCGTTCGGGTTTCCCGGGGCGGATCCGACCGAAATGCGGTTCGGGAAGGGCTTCGAGCCCTCCTCGAAGCCTCCGAGACCGTGGGGCTGCTTCGCGCGCGTCATGGCGACACCTTTCTTTCGACTTCGATCGTGCGGTCCCGCGTGTGCGGGCCGTGAGTGATCGCCTCCAAGTCTCCGGTCCACAGCGGTTCGGCGCAAGTCTCGAGGGCCTCCTGCAGCGCGACCCGGTCGAACGCGCCTCGACCGAAGAAGAGGATGAACTTCCCGTAGACCCGGATCTGGCGCTCGTCCTCCGAGGGCAGGTCCCGCTCGAACTGCGCGATCTCCTCCTCCCCGAGGATCTTGTTGTCGCGCATCGTCCCGCTGAAGACCCCGATCGCGGGATCCGTCCTCTCGACGAAACCCGGCATGTAGATGCGCTGGTGGATCCAGGCGAGCCCCGAGACCGGAGTCATCGTGACGAGCTCGGTCCCGCCGCGGTCGATCAAGCGCGCCATGCACTCGGTCCACACGTCCTCCACCGGCTCCTCGTCGAACCAGACGTAGTCCCAATCGACCCCCTGGAACTTCTCGCGACCCGAGTCGCAGGAATAGAGATCGATCGTGGAGCCGTTCCTCAAGTAGATCCGTCTCTCGTCCTGTCGGAACCGGCGGATTTCCTCGCCCGGGAGAAACTTGAAGAGCTTCTCTTCCGTCACCCGCTTGCTCATCTTGAAGTCGAGCGCGACGCATCCGATCTTCGCCGGCGTCGTCGCCCGCCACCCGGGAAGCGCGGGACAGATCCCGAACGCGCGAGAGGCCGTCGCGTAGGCGCCGAGGTCGCTCTTCCCCCACCGGTTCGGCCCGATCCCCCAGACGTGCTTCTGTTTCCGCACAAGCGAGGCTTCGAGCATCGCCTGCTGGTGCTGGAAGGGCTCCCAGGTCAGGAAGGGATGTCCTTCGTACATGAGGGGAAACGGGATCAGTCCGAAGTGCGGTCCATCCAGCGCAACGAAGCCTCCACCCGATCCGCCACCATCAAGAGATCCGTCTCGAGGAACCCCCCCCGCTCGAGCTCCGCCGCCGCCGAGGCCAGCGCCGCCGCGATCGCGTGCCTGAACTTCACCCGGATCGCGTAGTCCTTCGGTCCCCGGACCTCCCGCTGGTTCGTCTCGACCTTCCTCGAGCGGTACTCCCGATGCGCGCCGGGAACGGAACGCAGCTCGGGTCGGGGCGACGCGCGAACCGGGAAGGCCGTTTCAGAACTCCCGCGCCCACGCGCCGAATCGAACCCGGGCCGCTCGCGCCGTCCGGATCGCCACGCCCCACGGCACCAGCACTCCCCACACGAGCGGGAAGAGCAGGCTCCGCGCGATCCAGTACGCGAGCGGCCGGGCCGTTGAAATCAAGTGGCCCCGCCGCCGCCAGACCTCCGGGACCGACGGCCGCGCAGATGACCATGCGATAGATCCCGCGGACGCAACCGGAAGCCTTCTTCGAACGGGGCCGTCGATCAGCCTACCAAGCTCCCCGGGCCCGTTGCAAGCGGCCAACACGCAGACCCGGACAAGGAGCCCCACCGCCCGACGGGCCCGGGGAGGAACACACCCACAATATCTAGGGTCTTGCGGCGACCTTCAAGGGTCTGTAGGTTCCGCGACACTCGTGGGACAAGCCTCACGGATGCGCCGCCTCTTCGACGCGAGAGAGGATGTGCTCTCCGCACCGAAGATCCCCGTCGCTCACGAGGTCGACCTCGACTCCCCTCCCGACCTCCCGCTCGGCGAGAACGTCGAGATCCGAGCCGACCGGTCGAACGCACTCTCGCCGCCCTCATGGACGGTGGACTGGAACGCGAGGCAAGGACCGACAGGCGCACCGAAGTTCCCCCACGGCCCACCGGGGCCCCGCGCGCTGGTAGGGTAATCCTCCCTGACCGTACTGGCCCGCCGGCGGGCTCTGTAGGGGAGGCAACGGGACGCGCGAAAGACCGCTCGACGCCGGAGGGGACTCGCCTCACACGCCGGGCAGCGCCGATCAACGCTGACCCTGCCCTCCACCCGCGAGCGGAAGAACTGGATCGGGCGAAGCCGATGCGCTTCCACCCCCCTTCCCGCACCGGAAAGCGACACCGCCCCCTACTGGATGTCGCTGGGGACTCACCTGCCGGGACTGGTTCGACAGGCCTCCCACTCGATCCCCCCTGCCCGGAAGGGGGGATCGTACCCCCGGGTCCTGTTTCGATAGATCCCCCCAACCAGGTACACTTCGCGCCCCTCACGGGGCTTGAGGACCGTGGAACCCGAAACCCGTACCCCCCGCTACATCGTCTGCGTCTGCAAACACGGCGAAACCCGCCACTACCCCCGCCGCCAGGGCCCCTGCTCACGCTGCCCCTGCCTCGCCTACCACCCTCGCCCCTGGACCCGACCCCTCTTCCGCGGTGTCGTCCCAGACCGATGCTTCGAGCCCGACCCCCACGAGGCCCCATGAAACGAGCTAAGCTCCTCCACATGCGCCCCCCCTCTACCTCCGAGTGGAACGCCATCGCCCTCGCCATCCTCCGCGCCTCCTTCTCCTCCCTCGACAACGACGACCCCCGCGTCCCACTCACCCGCTCCAACCTCGAAACCCTCGCCCCAGACCGATCCACCCTCGACCGCATCCTCGACGCCGAAATCCGCCACGGCGCCTGGACAGGCTACTCCTCCTTCCTCCTCGCCCTCTGCAAAACCGCCTTCGCCGAACTCGCCCCCTCTTCCGCAAAAGACCCCCGCGCACTCCTCCTCGGCGCCACCCTCATCGCGGGCATGTGCGCCCAGGATCCCTCCATCATCCCATCCATCTTCCCCTCTCCTCCAAAAGGGGGGGACGCCCGCCCGATCCGCCTAGTTCCCACAGCCCTCGACACGGAGGTCTCTCCATGCGCTCCCTCGGTCCTTTCTGGACCCGTGGAGGGCGGAAAATCCGCTCCCACTCCAGGGCCGAACACGCCGTCATCCGACAACTCCTCGACGAAGGCCACGAGGTCTGGAACAACGGATGGCCCGACCTCGTCGCCCTCCGAGATGGAAAGATCCGCTTCATAGAGATCAAGCGAGACGACCAGGCCCAGGGCTACCTCAAGCCCAGACAGCGCGCCATCTCTTCCATCCTCGAGAAGTACCTCGGGATCACCGTAGAGGTCCTCCGACCCTCCGAGCTCCTCGGGGGGGGTGCCCAGCGGCAGGGCGGGATCCGTCCTCGGATCCCCCCGAGAGCGATCTCCCCCGAAGCGAGCGGCCTGAGCGAGCGAAGGGGCCTCGAGGAGCGGCGCCCCGCCGCGACGCAGGACCTCCCTACCTCCACGCTCGAGCGCGCGGTCGACGAACTTACGGAGCCGCTCCCACCTCGCCCTTCGGTTCCGCCGGCACGTTCGCCGTCATCCCCGAAGGAGCTGCCTCCGGCTCCTTCCGCTCCGCGCTCGGCGTCGACACCGCCTTGAAGAACTTCGCGAACGCCGGTCCCGGCACCACGAACTCACAGCTCTCCCACCCACGATCAGGATCCGTCGGCTCGTACCCCATCATCCAGTCGCCGTTCTCGCACCAGCGGGTACTAGCACCCACCTCCACGTTCCGCGCTGCCCCACACTCCACCGCCCGCATCGGACTCTCGAGTTCGTAGTACCCTTCGTAGTACCCCATCGCGTCGACCTCCTGTTCTGTTCGACCGAAGCGCCCACCACCCTACACTACCACCCCTACCCCGCGCCAGACCTCGGGGCCCCCCACAGGCTTTTAGAGCCCGTGACGCGAGGTGGGGCCCCATGTCATCCCAGAGCGCGGGCGCCGAGGACGGCACCCCCCCCTTCACGCGGGGGGGGCGGTCGAGTCGAGCGGATGGGGGCGCGCCCGTCCGGCCGCGCCAAGAGGAGGAGCGGGCGCACGAGGCGTTATGCGGGCCGGTGCAAGCGAGCGCAAGTCAAGGCAGGGCAAGGGGTAGAGATTCCAGCGTCCGATAATGGTATGTATGTTGTACGCGACCTAGCTCCGCGTCGCGCCCCTTTCTCACTGCCGCTCGACCTCGGCTCCGCTCTACCCTCGGTCTAGGATGTTGCATTACCGTACGCCTACGAAGTTGCAATGCTATGCATCCTGCGGCGCATGATCGCGTCGAGCTAGACCCTCGGCACTCTCGCTCTCTGGCCTCTACTCGATGGGGAGAGCCATAGGTTTTACCGATAGGGTGGATAGGTAGGGCCGATGGGCTTTCGGGGATTTCAGGGTCGGGGGAGGCATAGAAAAAAAGTTCTTGACGTCGGATTTCCTCGTCTCTACAAGGGGGGTCGTGAAGCGACTGGACTACCGAACGCGCCGCTCCGGCGGCGGGAGGCTAGGCACGATGGCGACCATGGATGAGACTGACCTCAGGATTGCGGAGTTCCTCGCCTCGCGCGGGGCGCACTTCGCGGCACAGAGCGCACTGAAGACGCTCCTGTACATGCGGGACGGGTCATACCGCGATCCGGTGGATGCGGCGGAAGACGCAAGGATCGTGTACGAGCTGCTTCGGGGCCGTTGCACGGCGGCAGGAGGCTAGGCGTGACGAATCAATCTGTCGAGATGAAGTGTGCTTGCTCCTCTGGCGATCAGGCTGGTCGGACGTGGCTCCAGTCCGAGGAACATGCCTACACATACGGCGGTGCACAGGTCCGGCGAGGACGCGCGATCTACCCCGATGGCAAGGTTCGTGCAGTCCGTGCCGGAATCCCGGACACGTTTTTCACGGTCCCTGCCCACGGAAGGATTGCAGGGCGGTACGTTTCGGGCTACCTAACGCACAACGAGAAGGGTTGGAAGTTTCACTTCGCCTCGCGAGCGGCGGCGAGCTAGGCATGGAAGACGAGGAGACCGACCTCGACCGTCTCCGGCGCGAGGCGGGTTTCGGCCGCCTTCGGCGCTTGCGTCTTGCTCCTGGCGAGCGCGCGCCGGGGCTTCCATTCGACGGCGGCGCGGCGGTGAAGGCTGGGGACGGGACGAACGAGGCGAGATTGCGGACGGAAGGACTACCCTTCGACGAGACGACGACGAAAGGAGATTGAGACCATGCAGGAACCCGACCAGGATCTATCGTTCGTTGATCTCCTCGCCTGGTGCTTTCGGTTCTTGGACGCACATCCGGACGCGCTCCTCTTCGTCAAGTGGACATGCGAGGGCTGCGGGGATCGCGCGACCTCGAACGAGCCGAACGCGATCCACCTGCTCGGCTACGAACACGCGGCGTGCGGCAGCATCAGCCATCCGAAGAAGTTCGGGGTGGTCGCCGCGATTTCGCGTGCTCGAACCGTCGGTTTTCCGTCGAACAACTGAAAGGAAAGATGACCATGCAACCCCGCCGATCCGCGCGGGCTCCCGTGTCCTGGGACTTTTCCCGGGTAGAGGACTTGAACAATTTCGTGGCGGTCCCCAACGGAACCCATCCTTGCGTAGTGCACGAGATGAAGAGGACCGCGGCGCGGGACGGTTCGGACCGATGGTGGATACGGTGGGTTGTGACCAACGAGAGTCCGTGGGCGGGCCGTACCGCCGCGTGGGACTCGCTCACGTGGAACGAGCGCGGAATGCGGCGCGTGAAATGGGTTCTTGGTCGGCTCGGCTTCGACGTGGCGGGCTGCATCGAGTTGGCGCCGAATGACCTCCTCGGGCGCAAGGCTCGCGTGACCGTGTTTGCCGAAGAATTCATCAATCGCGCGACGGGCGCGCGCACGATGCGCTCACGGGTGCCTTTTGCCGGGTACGAGAAGATCGAGGAGTAACCTCCAACAGAAAGGCGAGACCATGCAGCGATTTCAAGTCCGAATGGTCCTGCGGAAAGAGACCCCGGGGACGCACGTTTACACGGAGCCGGTCCACGATGACGGGAGCCCGCCGAAACTGAGGACACTCTACCTCCCGAAATGGGTGCTCGGCACGACGCCGCCGCCGGCGGTGTTGGTGACGGTCGAGGAAGCGAAGGCATGAGCGACCGGGCGCTTCTGGGAACTTCGACCGGGTACGAATGGGAACTTGACCCGAACTTCCCCGAGGGTCGGGCTCGTCCCAAGGATCTCCCGTCGTCGCAATTCGCGCCCGATCTCTCGATCAACGGGATCTCCATGCACGTCGAAGCGTACAAGGTCCGATGGTGGCGAGACGGCGAACTCGGGCGCATCCTGGTCGCCTGCGACGATAGTTTCGAGCGGGAGGTCGCGGCGATCTGCGACCTCGAAGGCTCCGACTGTTGGCCTCAAGTTCACGAGCTTCCCGGCCTTCCCGGGGAATGGCTCGTGGTCGCCTTCCCCTATGGGGACTGACGGGCGGCGAATCGAGTTCGAGGGAGAAGCCTACGAGGTTCGGCCGTGCGGCTGCTGGCACACGTTGAAGGGCCATCGGGTCGAGGCGTGCGCGGCGCACCGGGGGCAAGCGCCCGGCCTACCGAGGCGGCTCCTCCTCTACGCCGAGGTGGCAGTAGCCTTCATGCTCGCGGCCTGCGCCTGGATCTTCTTCCGGCGTCGGCTCAAGCCCTAGATCCCCCTCCCGGCCCGCTTCCTCGAACGGGGGAGGCGGGCTCTTTCTTTCGGCGTCCAGACGCACCCATTCGAGCGCGCCCCTCGGAGCGTTCCCGATGGTGACGCACCACCGACCAGGCTGCATCGCCCCGAGGATGTCGAGGGAGAAGCCGCGCACTCGTTCCGGCCGATCAACGAGAACCCCCGTCAGCACCTCGAAAACGGCGTCCGCCCGAGCGGGAACGTTGTGACTGACGCCTGCTCGCAGCCCCTTCACCCACGCGCGTACTGCTATTGTCACGGGTCCTGCAACGGGTCCGGGATGACCTCCAAGCGCGACGAGCTTCCTTTTCCAAACCTCTCGAAGGTGAAACCTCGCGGCGTCGAGCCAGCGAACATAAGACTCGGGGCGGGCTAGGTAGGGGCGCCCGATGGTTCGACCGCACGCGGGGCACCACTTCCGGCTGCGGCCTTGCGGCTGCCACACGAGCTTTCGATGGGGTGAGCACGCAAGGGCGAGGGGGACCCAGAGGGTAAGGGGGGGAGTGAATCGTGGATCTCCTTCCATTCGGTGAACCTCGATTCCTTGAGAAGCGGAGACCAGACACGCCAGGGCTTCCTATCCCCTTTTGCGTGGACCTCGCACTCAATCCCGTAGCCCAAAAACTCGTCGACCCGCTCTCCCATGCGCCGGCGCCGGGCTGCCACGCCGTTGAGCGTGCTCACCGAGACGAGGAGCGGAGCTGTTCCGGCCCGGAAAACCAACAGGTCGGCGACACCAAAGAAGTCGGCAGAGTACACGAAGAACTTCTCGGGTCCAGCGTACCGGTACGCCTGGGCGGCCCGGAGGACCAGGGCGCCGGCGCGCTCGAAGGCGTCCTGCCGTTCTTTCTCGAGCCGGTTCCCCTTGCGACGTGTGTTCATGTCAGAAGCGCGTCATCAAGAAACCTCGTCGACTCGGCCGGTGCCGCCGCACTCGGCGCACCGCTCGCGCCGGTAAATCGGAGACGGAGGATCGCTGGCGCGATCGTAGCCGACGTACTCGTCCACGCGGCCCTCGCCGTAGCACGTCTCGCATGTGCCGCACCACCGCTCGTGCTCGCCGGTGGGGCCGACCGCCCCGGCACAGGTGCAGCGCGTCGCGCTCACAGCCACACCGCCGCCGCGATGAGGGCGGCGAAGAAGAGGTAGTAGCCGAGGAGCCGCAGGAGTCCCCGCGAGAGCCCGGGCTTGCGGTCGAGGGGAGAGTTCACGCCGTGCTCGATCATCGAGAATCCTCCATCAGTAGGCGTATTCGAGTCGACTGCTCGACCTCTATCTCGGCAGCGTCTAGCTCCTCCCGTCCGCACTCGCAGCGCCAGGGCCGCTTCTCGCCGCCCCGCCAGCGCGTCCCGTCGGGGTCGCGGGACTTGGGGCAGCGCCCGTCATGGCGCTCGACGCACGAGAAGACGCCTCGATTCTGGTCGCAGTGCTGGTAGGCGACGAAGAAGCGGCGCAGGGCCGCGAGTTCGGTACACTCTCGCGCCTGCCAAGAGGTCGATCCTTCGCGGACGCAATCCGGGCATGCGACCATCGTCGCATTGACCGACACGTCGAAATTGTGCTTGGAACAGACTAGGCTCATGCCTTGCCCTCCCGGATCTCGGCCGCGCGGATGCGGATCTTCGTACCGATCTCGGCATGGCAGAATCGACCACCCATCGTTCTACAAGTCGGATTACACAGATGGTTCTGACACACGAGGTATGCCTCCTCCATCGCCGCCACTGCCGCCTCGCGGGCGATCTCACGCAACGCCGAGCGCATCCGGCCAAGCACCTCGTCGGCGAGCCTGAGGCAACGAGTCTCTTCGTCGAGATCTTCATAGGGTCCAAGTGCGCGGGAGGGAATCTCTCGGCCTCGTTCCCGACAGGCGGCGAGATAGACCTCGTGGCATTGGGCCGGAGTCAAAGCGTGCGCGCGGGCGATCTCTTCGATGCGCTTCGCGTTCATCTCGTCGCTTCCTCCAGGCGCTCGTACGTCGCCTCGAACAGATCCGGCTTGATCGGCCAGGTGTCGTTCGTCACAGGATCCCGGAGAACCCAATCGCCCGCCTCGGCCCGGACGCGGCCGTGGGCGGTAGTGACCAACTCGGCGACCTCGACACGACGGGCAAGGACGACGATCGGCTTCTTCCGGACGCGGATCTCGTTCACGGTGCCTCCTTCGCCAAAAGCCACTTGCCGCGGTCCAGGGATTCGATCGCCGCCAGAGAGACGGCTGCGACCTGCACCAGTTCCTTCCGGTACTCCCCGAGTGCACTCTCAAGCACCGCCTTGGCCGCCTCGCCAGTTTCCTCATGGAGAATAGCGAGCCACTTGTAGGGATGGTGATTCTGCTCGCCCCACTTGGCGTCTTGACGGTGCCGTTCGTCAACCACGGCTTTCGTGAGTTCCTCGTTCACGTTGCCTCCTTGCTTTTCCGGAACGTCTTGGCCTTGGGACAGTCCGCAAAATGGTTGAGGAGGTGGGCCGTGTACGGAGCGCGGTTTCCCGTCCTCAGTATCACCCACCAGATCGGTTCGCCGCAACCTCGGCAAGCCCCCGCGTCCCCGACGAGGCGAAGGAAGAGGGCGATGTTGGACCGCAGCCACGCGGCGTCGTCGGGTCGAACGATGTCGCTCACGGGGCCTCCTTCCTGATCGCGGCGCGGAGGAGGGCCGCACCTTCCGGTTGCGAGAATCGCTCGCTCGACCCATCGAGCACCTTCCCGCACGCTTCCACCGCCTCGTCGAGGGCGGTGCGGAACTTGCGCTGAAAGATTGTGCGTAAACGCGCGAGCGATTCTTCGGCTGTCGGGACGGCGTTCCAATCAAGACAACCCTGTGCCGCAGCGTCACATGCGATCCTGTCCAGTTCCTCGCGGAGGTTCATGTCGGCTCCGTCTTCTTCGGAGGCCACGGCTCCTTCTCGATCGCAGTGAGTGATCGCTGGACACACTCCTTTATGACCATGGCTATTGTACAGCGGTGCCTCGACGCTTCGTTGCGCAACCGCACGCACAAAGCGCCGACGAAGTTTATGTGAATGGTCGTAGTTTCCGATTCAGGCGCAGCGTCCTTCCACGGATTGTACCCTCGGAATCTCTTGTTCTGTGTCATGTGTTCTCCTTCTCGATCTCGGCGGCGATCACGAAACCGCATCGTTCCTCCTTTTGCCGATATTCATCACGCGGTACTGAACATCGCCAGCAATAGTGCGCCCGCGCGATCTCCACGCACCGACGGCGCTCCGTGGAGGTCGCCTTCATCGAGTCTCTCACCTCCTCCAGCGTCACGGTGAGGCCAGCGCGCGCCTCTGCTTCCCCGCGACCGATACAGCGGACGCAGACTGACACCGGCTCCAACCTCGTGCCATCGCTGTAGCCCTTCCGGTAGGCGTCCTCGGGGCTCATCCCTTTCCACGGGCTTGTTTCGATGTCGGTCATCGTTTACCTCCGTGCTTCGACTTCATGTGCCGAGCAAGGTTCGGAAACGTGCGGTGACACCTCGGACAGACCCCGCGTTCGATTCTCCGCTCGATCGCCATGCGCTTGTTCCGCTCGACCACGACCTCTCCCTCGGCGCGTGCGAGATCCGCCGTGCGCGATGCGAGTTGCTTTCGCAAGCGCTCAACCTCTGGCTCCGTGTAAGTCATTGCGTGCCCATTCGGGCAGAAGAACGAGTCCGTACCGTGAGCGCGCAGGTACTTATTGTAATCCAGCGGCATTGCGAACATTATGCCGCAGACGATACAGACATCGCTCGATAGCGTCACAGACTCGTTGAACGTCGTCGTCATCGGTTCTCCTTTGCCGCCGCGAGCGCCTGCTTTGCCTGCCATTTGTGGAACTGCGCAAATCCCTTCTTCGAGTGCTTGGCGCCATAGGTTCCAGTCATCCCAGCGCACACCCGCTGGCACTCATGTTCATCACACGTCGGATTTCCGCAGACAAGAGAGGACGCGACGGAACACTCTTTTCTCGCTTGCGCTCCGCACCAGCATTTCTGCTTGCCATGCAGATCGCACACGCCACGTGCGGTGGCATCGCGTCGGCATGGCGAAGTCCAGGCCATACGGAAACCGCACGCAGTCATTCTTCTCGTCTCCTTCCTCGTTCCTCCGCCGCCGCGAGGGCGGCTTGGGCATTCAGACTGGCGGCCTCGCCCTGGTCAAGCCTCCAGTCGGCCAAGTCTGCCTCTGGAATCTGCTTCACGAGATCCGTGAGAGCAGCATCGCACTGTCGTAGCACCCCCTCCAGTCTTCCGACGCGGGCGAGGAGGTAGCCGAGGTCATCCCGCGCTGAAACGCACAAGGCGATTTCTTCGGGAGATGCGTGTGTCGGGCCAGAGTCGGGATGTTGGAGGATCATGGAACGAATCGGGATCGGATCCCACTTGGAGGCCGCCTCCAGCCGCGCACGGATCTCGTCGAGACGAGTCATGCTTCCTCCTCGCGTGGGACTCGTCCACCTCCTGCGCACGTCTCACACTCCCTCCACAACAACAGGGGCACCCCGGCCTTCGACCAACCCTCGTATTCGACCTCCCCCACGCCGTTGCAGTCGGGACACTCTCGCGTCATCGGTCATTCCGTCTCCTTTCAGAATGGGCAATCGTCGAGCTCGGGATCCGGCGGCGAAGGCTCGGCGGAAGGACGCGGCGGTCCTTCGATTGCCTGGTAGCCGAAGTTGTTTTCGGGTCCTCCCGTTGGCTGCAAGTAATGCTTCCCGTTGTACTCGTGGCGTGCGACCGTCACATGAGCAATCGCGCCGCGAACGTCGTCACCCTTCACGTCGCAGGGATCGTCGTCGGCGAGGCGCAGGAGGGCGCCGAGTTTCTTGCGGGCGATCCAGCCGGCTTTTGCGCTCAAGGTGAGGCGATCCATGCAGAGGCGGGCGCCCTTCAAAGGCCCGGCCTCGATCACCAAGTGGAGCACCATCTGGTAGTCGTGCTCCTCCGTGAACTTCTCGTCGACACTTTGGACGCGCGCGAGGTACGTCCCATCGGGAACGTCAGCTCGAACGGGACCGAAGAGGGGCATCAGAAGGGCGTGTCTTCGACTTCGGCCTCTGGAACGGGCTCGGACGTCGCCGCGATGGGCGGGGCCTTTACAAGCGCACGGCGCAGCGCCCCCTTCACCTTCTCCGCGTACTTCTCCTCGATCTTGTCGGGGATCGGCCATCCGAGCTTTCCTTTGGTCACCTTCTGCAGCGTCGCGTCCAGATCCGCGTCGGCGATCCCCTTTCCGTACGCCTTGTTGAGATCGACTAAGAGCGCGGAGAGCGAACGCGGATCCGGGGGCGGGGTGGGCGGTGGCGCCTTCGCTTCGCCCTTCTCGTCGAAGACCCCGAGTTTCCCGCTCGCTATCGCCCCGCGGATCATCCGAGCGACCTGCTCCTCCGGGAGGAACCGACGCTGCGCGTTGCGCACGGCCTTTGCGTAGCCGACCTCGAACCAGAAGCGGTTCTCGATCATCCTGCCGTCGCGCTTCTTCGTCTTCTTCTCTTGGCGCTTGAAACCCTTGTGGGTCTCGAGCAGGACCTCCGGTTGCACCATGCGGCCATCCTCGAGGATCGCCGGCTTCCCCACGCGAACGCGCTGCACCGTGATCTCGAAGGTCGCGTAATCGCCGTGGTCTTCCCACCGGGACTCGACTTCCCGCAGGACGATGCCCTTGTCGGCCAGTTTGCGGACGATCAGGTCGACGCCGACCTTGCCGAGGCCCACGACCTCGCGCTTGCCCTCCTGCGTGTCCAGCTCTATTCGGTAGGCAAACTTGTCTGGGGCGGCCCCGTGGATCTCCGCGATGATCGCCTCCTCGTCGAGCTGGTCCATCAGCGCGAGGACTTGCGCCTGCCGCACTTCGGGGAGGCTTCGGACATCCTCCTCCACCGGCGCCATTCCTGCGGCCGGCAACACTCCAACTTTCGTGACGGTCATCGAGCGCCTCCTACTTCCACCGAACCGAAACCACGCGACGGACCCTGACCGCGAAGGAGAGGTCCTCGCCCGTGTCCTTCCGAACGACCGCCCCTTCGGACGTGAGGGCGATCGCGGCAGCGAGCTTCTCCTTGTCGACCTTCCACGAGACCACCTGCTCCTTCAAGTCCTGCGGGATCTTCGTCTCGTCGAGGACGTCGATCGCCTGTGCCGAGCTCGTGCTGATGCGGATTCCCCGCGTGGCTCCCTCGAAGCGGTCGACCTGTAGGATCTCGGCCGCGATCCGGGCGCACGCGGTCAGCCGTTCGACGACGCGATCGTAGGAGCGGGCGACCTCTTGGAGATGCTTGACCTGGGCGCGAAGGGCGGCGCCGCGGGCGTCGCACTCGTCATGTACGGCGACGTAGGCGTCGACCTTGTTCTTGAGAAGCGCGCCGCTCGCAACTAGGCGCTCGGCGAGAGCGACGTTCGGGTTCTGGATGTGAGCGCCCGTCGGGTCGAGCGTCTCGGGCTCGGCTTCAAGGAGCGCGACGAGGTCGCGCACTTCCTTCGTGAGCTCGATGAGGGTCGGACCTTCGACGCGGGCGGGCAAGCCCGCTCCGGGTCCATGTTTCACCACGGATGGTTTCAGCATGGTCTTTCTCCTTACTCTCGAGAAGGAACACGCGGAGGTCCTGGATTCCGAGAAGCGTGAGCACCGCGGCCGCGCGGACGAAAGACGGGCACTTGCCGTCCTTCTCCCACGTCTGCACCGTGCGCTGGTCGCACCCCTGCCCCGTGAGACGGGCGATGCGCTCCGCGAGGTTCCGTCGGGACAGCCCCGCCGCCGCCCGAGCGCGCCACAAGGCCCGCCCGTTGAACCGGAGGACTCCGGTTCGCTGCATGGTCGCCGCCGGCACGAACTAAGATGCTAGGAACTATTTTGCCGGAGTCAAGCGATTTGTTGGGAGGGCTGCCGGACCACCCCGACGAGGGGGCGTGGGGAGAAATGGGTGCGGGTGGGGCCGCTCAGCGTCTCCCGCAGGTAGGCCACGTGAACCCCGATCTGCGAGAGGTCCCCATCCTGGGTGGAGTACGTGTAGAGCCCCCGCGGCTCGTCGATCTTCACGAGGTTTGCTTCCACGATCGTCGCCAAGGTGCCGTCCGGCTTCAGTAGCAGGAGAACGAGGGTGCTCCCCACGGTGCGGGCTCGTCCGAGTTCGAGGTGGAGGACCCGCTCGGTCTCATTCTGCAGGAAGCTTTCGTAGGGGAAGGGAAGGCTCATGGGCGCATCGCTATCGCCTCTCGCTCACGATGTCCATGAAGTGCATCGCGGCGGCGGCTTCCGCAGGGCTCTCGACACCCTGCATGTACCACCGCTCCGCCCATCCCTTGAGGATCCCCCGCTCGTACATCGTCGCGTGGGGCCAGTAGATCGCAGCTTCTCTCCACCGCTCCGCACGAGGGCTGGCGGCCTGGATCCGCTTGAGGGCCCCCGTGAGATTGCGCGCCCCGAGCATCTGGGCGACGTCGGCCGGCTGGATCTGCACTCCGTGCTTCGCGTACGCCGGAGGAGCGGCCTGGGCGGCCCCGTGCTTGATCTCCTCCCGGCCCGCTTCGAGCTCGCGATTCGTGGCGGCCTGCGAGGCGATCATCCGGAGCACCGCGGCGCGCCGCTCCTCGCCCGCGACGGGCAAACCCGGAAGCGGCGGATGTCGCCGCTTCGCTTCGGCTTCCGGCAGGGTGCGAACCCCGTGGGGGAACTGGAAGAGGAACTCACCGTCCGGCGTGCGCTCGGCGTCCATCTGCCGCATGACATCGACGACGTAGCGCCCTCCGAAGGCGCCCATGTTGTTCGCCCAGAAGTCGTCCCACTTCGCCTCGTTCCCCTCGAGGTACTTGGCGATACCCGCGTCCGTGAGCTGCGTGATGAGCGTCAGGGGAAGGGAGTCTGCATCGGGAATCGGGATCCGCCAGAGCCGCACCCACCACGGCAGGCTCGCGAGCCGCTCCTGAAAGCTCGGCATGAGAGAGACGCCGGGGAGCTCCGCGGGCCGCGTCCCGACCTGGTAGCCGATGGTCGAGGGCGTCTTACTCCATTCCGGGAGAAGCCTTCCGATCGCTCCCATGCGGTCGAGCATCCCGGTATGCCGCAGGACCTCCTCCGTCGCGACGATCGCGAAGAGGCCGCGCACCAAGGCCCGGGCGGCGTAGAGGTTGGCGTTCTTCGTCCCCTTCCGTGCGAGCTCGAGGCCGAAATTGACGCTCTCGCGGATCCGCCGGAGCGTCTGCGTCGCGATCCGAAACTGCGTGTTCTCGAGGAAAAGGAGCAACCGCCCGAACTTCGTGGTGAACACGCCGGGCATCGTCGCCAGCGTGAAATGAAAGTTGACCTGTCCATTGAGGAAGGTGGCGAGCTCGCGGTGAGCTTCGGAGCCGAGAGGCGGCGCTCCCGGCGTCAGGCCGGCCGCATACTCCGTCGCGACGCGGTTCAGGGCCTCTCCCCATCGGAAGAACTTGAAGCCAAACGCGCCGATCGCGGCACCCAGAAGCGGTCGCCCGTAGGCCGCACCGATGGCCGCCCCTGCGACGGTGGGCGCGAAAGTCTTCCCCATCCTGGAGAGAAGGGTCCCCGGTCGACCGTACGAGGTCGGATCCCACCCCCGTGACCAGATCAGCGCGCCCGATCGCGCGGCGTGCCGGCGCCACGCCCGCTGCTTCCCGCGCGGCAAGAGGTCCGCCATCCCGACCAGGGCCCTCGAGTAACCCTCGAGGGAAGGTTGGATCCCGACTTCACCGAAGAGAGAGGTCCACCCGAGAAGGACGTTGGTCATCCCCGATCGCGGATGCTGCAACATCGCCTGCCGGAGCCAGGTCCCGAAGGGACCGATGAGGACACGATCGACCACGCGCTCGGTCTGCGTCTGCCCTCGACCCTTGAGCTCCTGTTCGGTGAGCGACATCGCCTCCTGGAACCGCTCGCGGCCCCACATGTCGTCGACGATCCCGCCGACACGATGCCAGGCCTCGCGCAGCTCCCGCCGGCGCCACACCTCCGTCGTCTGGCCGGTCTTGTCGTTCGCCTGGCGAACCCGGACCCCGACCACATGCCCAGTCGGGTCTTTCACCCACGATTTCCCCGGCTCGAGGATGTAGAGAAGCCCGCCTCGAAGCAGGCCGGTCTCCGGGTCGACCGTCCGGTTCTGTACAGTATCGAGCTCACGGAAGGAGTAGGGCTTCCTCCATTTCCCCAGGAAGTAGTCGCGCACCTTGTCCATGGTCACGCCGTAGGCGATCGCGCGCTCCGTCTCGGGCGTGTAGACGTTCAGGATCTCATCGAGGTCCAGGATGTAGCCGGTTTTCCCCTCGCGGTGCTGGACGAAACGGTTGAACCGCTCCCGCGGCCGGATCATCCGAAGCAGGACGCTCATCCGGTCGTAGGCTCCGGCGATCGAGCCGTCTCCGCCCCAGATGTGGGTCAAGTAGTCCTTAAAACCCCATTGGTCCGCCTCTCGCCAGAAGGCCTCGGCCGCCTGCTCGGCGGCGGCCCGCACCTTCGACCATCGCTGCCAATTCTTCGTGTGCCTCGCCTTCGCGGCGCGCGCAAGCTGGCGCTCGGCGTACTTGAGTTCGTTCTCGATGTGCCCCCACCGGCTCCGGCGGTAGTGCTTGAAGAGACGGCGGCGGTATCGGTCGAACCACTCTCTCGCGCGGCGCACCGTCTCGACGTGCTCTGGATAGCGCGCCGCGAGGACCTGCTCGACGGGCTGCGCGAGCTCGGCCGCGGTGAGGCCCTTGCGAATCTCGTCGAGGTAGCGCGGGTCGGCGTCTCGAAGCGCCTGCTCGACGCTCATCTTCGGATCGCGGTCGAGATGCGCGGCGACGAGGGTCTGTAGTGTCGGGTCCTTGAAGCGCCACGGCCGCAACGGATCTCGGCGAGCGACTTGCGCGAGGATGCCCGCGCGAGGACGGAAGGGTTGCCCGCGGGCCTTCTGGCGCAGGAACCGGAAGACTTCCGCCGCCCGCATCCCGTAGGTGGGTCCGAGGATTTTCGCGCGTTGGCGGGCGAGCCGCAGTTGGAAACCGATGCCGGCCGCTGCGAGCATCCGCGTAAACTTCCGCCCGAAGAGCGCGTCGCGTTCCGAAAAGAGCTCGTGCCAGATCGCCAGACCCTTGAGGCGCCGCAAGGGTCCGGCGTCGGCGTAGGCGCGCATCCGAGCGGAGGTCTCGGCGCCGAACACCGGAATCGCGCGCACCATCTTTCTGACGACCGAGGGGACCAACCCGAGCATGCCTGGGAAGGCGAAGAGCGTCGTGGAGGGATGCTCCTCCGTCGGGAGCTTCCCCCACGAGAAACCCTCGCGACGAACTGCGTGCTTCCGCTTCGCCTCTTCGATGCGATCGAGAAGAGTCCCGACCTCGGCGTCGATCTCGCCCTTCCCCCTGAACTCGTCTGCGACTTTCCCCAGGAAGTCCCACACCCGGCCACCGGTCCAGAAGACGCCGTGCAGGACGTCGGACGTCGTGAAGCCCGCGCGGTAACCCTCCGCCGGCCGCTGCCCTCGAGCTTCCTGATCGAGCTCCCGCTGCATCTCGGAAGGATTCGAGATGTCGAAGCGCAGAAGGTCGCGCGCCGTCCGGTCGTCGGAGACGCCGGCGACCAGAGCCTTCATAAATTGCAACTTCTTTCCGACTCGCCGCGAGAGGACACTCTCGAGGGGCGTGTTCGGATCGAAGAGGAACGTGAAGTGGCTCTCGCTTTTCGACCCAAGCCGGTGACCGCGCCCGATTGCCTGCTCGGTCATCATCCCCGTCCACGGCAGCGTCGTCGCGACGAAGTACCGCGGGTGTTTCCCCTCGGTGTCGTGGAACGAGAGGCCGGCCCCGGCCTTCGCGAGAGTGGCGACCAGGATCTTCTTGCGGTTCGCCTGGAACTCGTCGGCGTCCTGCATGGCCTGGGTGTTCGAGACGTCGCCGTGGACTTGGGCGACAACGCCGGGGCCGCCGAGGGCCTTCACGATCTTCGAGATAGAGGACGTCTCCATCCGTGCGAGCTCGGCGAAGAGCTCGTCGAGAATCTCGGGGTGGTGAAGACGGCGGCGCACCGCCTCGCTGCCCTCGATCTCGGTCTTGTATTCCGTTAGAACCGCCACGGAGAAGCCCTTTTCCCTCGCGTTGGTGGCGATCCGCAGCGCCGCTTCGGCCTTCCCGACTTCGAGCGCGCGACGGGTGGCGAGGACCCGCATCGCCGAGAGGAACATCTTGTTCCTGGGATTCGCTCCGGCGATCTCCTTCGTGAAGGCTTCCTCGACGGCCGCCACCAGTCGCATGGCGGTCCCGCTCATCTGCGCGCGCTCGAGCCGGTAGTGGAACTCGATGGGAATTGAAACCCGCTTCGTGTCGATCATCACGGGTTCGCCCCATAGATCGGCGCCACTCGGGCTGATCGACATGAGAGGCTCGACCTCGGTCTTCTCCGGGTTCGTCCAGCGGATCCGTCCTCGGAGGAACTCGTTCTCGGTGGGGAAAACGATCTTCGCTCCCGCCTTGAGCTCTCCCTCTGCGGGCTTGCGCGTAGGCGGGATCCCGCGCTCGCTCATCGCCCCCTTCTCCAGCATCTCCTTGCGGGCCTTCAGCAGGGCCCGGACATCTCCCGTCGCGACAAGCTCCCCGCTTCGGGGGTCGAGCCGGGCTCCGTGCGTCACGAGCCAATTCCAGGAGCCGATCCCCTCCCACAAGCCGAGCGTCTCGAGGTACTGCATCTCGATACTCGACTGGAACGGCGTCGCCGACAGGTAGAGCTGGTTCTCGCCGAGCGCCTGGAAGGACCGCCCGACCTTCGCCTGCAGAGAGTCCTCGTTCTTCAACGCCTGGCTCTCGTCGGCGACGAAGAAGTCGACCTTCCCGCTCTTCGCGCGGAACTCCGCGAGGCGGGCCTCCTGCCGCATGAAGGCGTAGGTGTTCACGCGCCAGCCGGGACCGATGCCGGGGCGCACCTTCACGCCGAAGGCGCCGGCGACGGTGCGCCACGTGCGCGCGAGATCCTTGTTCGGGACCAGAATCATGGCGCTCTTCGCGTCGAGCTCCTGCATCGCCGCCACGGCGATCCAGGTCTTCCCAGAGCCGACCTGATGGAAGAGCCCGTACCCGCGCAGCGGCTTCGGCTTGCGGGTCAGAGCCTCGACAACGTAGCCGACCTCCTCGAGCTCGGCCTCGATCGCGCTCGGGTCGATGCCGGCGCGTTCCGCCTCGAGGCGCAGCACCCGCGCGGTGGGCTCGCTTACTTTCGCGGGGGGGTTGGGGCGCTTCGCGGTCGTTTTGTAGTGGAGGAGCTCGGGCTCGATTCGCCGGCGAGGTGCCTCGCCAGCCTGCGAATCGGGGGCAGCAGCCGCCGCAGCGCGCCGCGCAACTCGATTTCGTCGGCGTCCGTCAGCCGCTCGCTTTCGGGGATCTTCGGGCTCATGTCCAGGAGGCTCTCCTTGTCCCACCCCAGCTCCGGGCCGGGGTCCCGGTTCTGCAGGGCCTGGAGCTTCGCCGGGTCGGGGGGCTTTAGGGGCTTTTTCACCGCGTGCCTCCGTAGGAATCTCGTACTCCGGACGCCTTTCTGCAAGGTCCCGTAGGGCGGCTTCGAGGCGCTCCTCCTTCTCCGCCCGGGCGAGGCCGCGGTGGATGTCCCTCTCGCGCTCTCCGCCGATCGCTTCCCCGAAGTCCTCGAGGTAGCGGTGCGCCGCGTCCCAGACGCGGTAGAGCGAGCCGCGGATCCGCTCCCCGAGAGCCCCGAGGATCTTCTTGGCCCATGCCGAAAACTTGGTCAGACCCCGCTCGAGGTAGGCGGTACCGAGTCGCATCGCCTTCGCCCAAAGCTCCGGGTCGAGGGCCTGGAACATCCCCGCTCGCCCTGCCTGCTCGCGGAACTCGCGTTCGAGCCGCTCCAGCTCATCATCCGAAACGGCGAACTTCTTCTTGTCGGGAGGCTTCTTCGGCGGAGGGGCGGCGCCGGCCGCCGCCGCCTTCTCCATCGGCGTCTCGGTCGCGGATCCTCCCCCCTGCGAGGCGAGCGCGAGCCGAGTCGCCTGCTCGAGCGGGCCCTCGAGCAGCGTGACCAGAATCTCACCCTCCACGATCCTTTCCTGCGGGTAGGCCTTTCGCGCGGCCTTCGCATACCGATCCAAGAACCCCGCTCGATCCGCGCGCGCGAGGCCGCGCAGCGCCATGACGGGCCCATTCCCCGCAATCACAAAGAGGGCGCCCTTCTCCCCGACCTCGCCGCTGGCGTCCCGCCACACGACAGGCTTGCCCGCGAAGGGGACAGGGGAAGGCTCGACGAGGAACTCCGGATCCTTCGCCGCGGCCTCCCGGATCGCCGCGACCTGCTCCTTCGAGCGTTCCGAGGTTCGCTCCCGCGCCTGGAAGAGCTCGTGGGGATAGCCCGGGACTTCCTCTCCTTCCGGAGTATGGGAGGCGATGAGGGAACCGAGCGTGACCTTGACCGTTTTCCCGTGGTAGGGCCGGTTCGCGTTGTCGCGAAGGGTGACTCCCGGCGAGCTCTCCAGAATCTCGGGCTCCACCGTCGGCGCCTTCGCCTTGACCTCTCGCGCGCGCTGGCCCGGAACGAGAATCTCCTGCCCCGGGAACTTCGGATGAGCGATCCGAAGCTCCCCCTTCTCGCTGACGCCGACCACTCGCCCGGTGACGGTCGTTCCCTTCGCCGTCTTCGCCTCGACCCATCGGTTCGGCCCCTTGGGGACGCCGAGGATGTGAGCTGCGGCCGCGGCCGCCTTTCCGGCGGGCGTCGACACTTTCGGGGCCGCACCCGTGACGATCGGAGCGCGGGGAGGCGCAGCAGACGGGGGAGCCGCGAGTTCGCGCTCGAGCCCCTTGCGGTAGCTCTCGAGCACCAGGCGCCGGGTTTCCGGCAAGGGCCCCGCGAGCATCCCCTTCACCCCCTCGAGCTTCGCCTGCGTCTCTGCCCTGGCCTTCGCCTCCGCCTCGAGTCTGGCTCGCTCGACGCGTTCCGCTTCCGGTGCCTCGACGGGCTTCGGGGGACGCGGTTGGACGGGACCCTTTTCCGCCTGTCGGGCCGCGATCCGGTGGAGGATCTTGCGAAGGCGCTCCTCCCGACTCTCTCCGGTGAGGCGTAGGCGTTCCGCAGAAGGAAGTCGACCTGCCAGGACCTCCGGAGCGGCCGGCAGCGCGCCCATGACGGCGGAGAGCTCCCCCGCGGTCAACGGGCTGTCCGTGGGCTCAAGCAGCGCCGGATGACCCTCCGGAAGGCCCTTCCGGGTGTCGAACCGACGCCTCGCAGCCTCGTAGATGCCCTCCAGAACCGCGTCGACGACGGTCGCCTCGGGTGGTTCAGCCGAAGGCCCCCTCGTGCCACCCGGAGGCGTACCACCGGGCCCCGGGCGATAGATCTGCCCGACTCCCCAGCGACCAGCGCTCCCGCGGAACCAGGCGTACGTGCGGTAGGATCGCATCCCCTCGAGAAGCCCCGCGAGGGCGAAGACGCCCATCTGCGGGGCGTACTCCGCCAGGAACATCTTCAGGCGCTCGGGGGAGGGGTCCTCGTACAAGTCCTTGATGACGCCAGGGTTGGAGACGATCGGAGCCACAGCGCCCATTGCCAAGCCAGCGGTCGCCATTCCCTTGATCGGCCCGTACCGGCTCGCGAGGAACTTCTGCAGCGGCGGCCCCAGGCCCTCGAAGACCGCGAACAGGGTCGCATTCGCCGTGGCCTCCCCCGTCTTGAGCTCCGTAAGGGGGATCCCGAGGACCTCGTTTGCGTACTTCTGGGGCGCAGAGAGCGGGCTCGCGAGGGCGGCACCCACACCAGCGATCGCGCCCGCCGTTGCACGTGAAACAATCCCTGGGGTAGGCCCGGGGATGCGTATTTTTTTCCCCGTCAAAACGCCCCCAAGCAGCTGGGCGGGATAGCCGAAGCCACCCTTCGTGAGTGCTTTCGCTCCCAGGCGCGCGGGCCCGAACAGGACCTTCGGGCCGGGGGCACCTGGCGTTACGAATCCAGCGGTCTCGGCGGCCGATTGGAGGGCTAGCGACGCGGCCGTGCGATAGGGGCTTTCGACGGGGCCCTGCTGTTCCGGCGCGATCGGCAGAAGCCCCGCGAAGAAACCGCGCACCGCTCCGAAGAAAGCCGCGCGCCTGGTCGCGAGCGCGGTGGCGCTTCTCTCCTCCGGCGTCTCCTCTCGTCCTTGTCGTGCAGCCTCCTCTTGCGCGTAGAAGCCGTACCAGTCGTGGGTCTGCAGGTAGGTCCCGAACTCGTCGTCGAAGAGCCGGTCGCCTCTGGGTCCAGGGCGCTCCTCGAACATCCGCGCTTCTTCGAGCGGAGGAACGGGCTTCCCCGCGCGCTGGAAGTGAGCCTGATAGTCCTCGAGGAGGTGGGCCCCCAACGGTCCCCCCACGATTCCAGGGAGCTTCTCCTCTGGGATCCGGTAGACCGGCATCCACTCGAGGTCCGTGCGCTGCGTGTAGAAGAAGGCGTTCGGGGCCTCGGCCTGCTCCCGATCGACCGTCTCCTTCGCGAAGCCCTGAAGGTCCTGGTAGACCTCGACGCCGGTGAGGCGCTGGGACGGATCGACCGTCTCGTCGCCCTTCTGGACGCCCCATACGAACCGGCGTTCTGGGAGAGCTCCGTAGCGCGCGCCCCAGGCGTCGACCTCCTCCTTCAGGTGTCGCTCGCGGCCGCGCGCCCCGTAGGACTCGAGCCTGCGGAAGATGTCCCTCAAGTCTTCGCCGGCGGCCGCGTAGGGATCCTGCGCCGGCCCTGCAAACGCTTGCGCGGCGGCCTCGAGCTGCGCGAGATGGACGTCCTTGAGGGCTCGTGCGAGGTCGGGGCGAGCGGGATCGTGGGGCATCAACGCGGCATTCCCGGGCGACGTCGGTACGGTAGGAAGACGTCCCCGGTTTCTGCCGGCGCTGCACCCGTCGGTTGGGAAGCCGGTCCCGGCGCTGCACCCGTCGGTTGGGAGGCCGGTCCCGGCGGCGCCGTGGCGGAAGACGGCATTGCTCCCTTCCCGCTAGGTTCAAGGGAGCCCGCCGACGTCCCCGGAGTTTCTGGAAACTGACCGGATTGCTTGCTCGGGAAGGAGGGCGCGGCTCGGGTGACCCCCATCTCCATCGACAAGCGCGCCTTCGCGAAGTCGTAGATCTCGTCGAAGCTGGGATCGCGGCCCCGCAGGTTGTTCGCCACGGTGTCGAACAACTGCAGATTACGGATGAGACGAGTCTCCGCCTGCAGGAGAGCCTCGGGCTTCGGCATCCCTCGCGCAGCCATCTCCGGCGTGTACCACATCCCCAGGCGCGCGGTCTCTTCGAGGAGCCGGATGTTCTGCTGCGCCATCTGGCCG